CACTCAGTTGGTTCGAACCAACTGCAATGATTAAGGATTAAATTATGTGGATTCTTGGTGTTATCATCTATCTCTCAATAGGTTTCTTGTTCTATTCGTATCAGGAATATGTTTATAACAATCTAATTGATAAAAATGGACTTGGTCAATTTCAGAGAAAAACCTTTGAACAAACCCATAGTCCGTCACTCTTTAAAACTATGATGTTCTGGCCTCTTGAAATCACTTCGTGGGGTATCGTCTGGTTGGCTTACACCTTTAGGTAATTTATGACAGACCTCCATAAACATGCCGTATCTGATATCACTGAATCATTGAGTGAGCATAACGTTTACGATGAGTATAAGCCTCTTACAATTCAAGAGCGAAAGATCATATGTGATCGTGAGCAGCTTCCTTACGAAGTTGCAATCTTGAATGTGACAGGTGAGTTGAATGTGAGTAACATCATCAGATCGGCAAGTTTGTGTGGTGCTCGTAAGGTACATGTCCTTGGCCGCCGTAGGTTTGATAAGCGCGGTACTGTCGGTGCTGAAAACTACATCGACGTAGTACGTGAGAATTACGTCTCTGAGAATGACCCACTCAAGCTTGATGTACCAGGCATCCTCACCTACTTCAACCGCCATAAGCTGTTTCCTGTTTTTGTGGAACAATATGACGGTATGAAACTTGACTGCAGCCGTGAGCTTATCCAGGATGTTATGAATTGGAATCGGACTCCCACTTTTGTCTTTGGGAACGAGAACAGAGGCATTCCTGCTGAGTTGATTAAATCCTTTTCTGGAGTGCCGGTAGTTTATCAAATCAAGCAGCGAGGTGTGATTCGCTCGTTCAATGTCGGAAGCGCTGCAGCAATTGTTCTTTATGAGGCAACAAAGTTGTTTACATAATTCTTACTTAGATTATAACTAACATTAGGAGATAATTATGTACAACCCATATGGAACTTTTAGGTCTTGGCTCTCAAATGCTCTAGTGTTGAGTGTTGCCTCTCGGATCTATCCTGAATATACTCTGATGGTGAATATTCTTACCGCAGAAGCATACTTGAACAATATATCAGCTGACGACTATGAACAGCGGTTTGATGAACTTATAAAGGAATATGGATCAACCGTCGGTGGGATTATTAAAATTTCCGCATGTTCGGTGTTTCTTTTCCTTTCTCTTTTTATACACGAAACAGCACATTTCGATATGTGTCTTGAATTAGCCCGACTGTTTCTCAAAGTTACTGATAAATAAAATATACGGCTCTGTGTGATGTTGGTTTCACACCAGACCTCATAAGTCTGGGTGCGTAGGTTCGATTCCTACCAGAGCCACCAGCATAGGATATATCATGGAACATAAGTTTGTAGACGTTTTTGAGAAGCACTTTCCTCGGGTTTGTGAAAAACCTAGCATTCAACCACACAAAGAAGAAATCCGATCGATTGCACTGGCGGTCGTAAATGACATGCTCGGACTTAATGATCGTACTCAACATCAGGCTGAAATGGCTGAATTAAGTGAAGCCATGCCTTACCACGAAGAATTATAAAGGAACATATCATGATTTCATCAGAAGATTGGTCTGAAGCGAGAGAAGCAATTGTTGCATCGAGCAAGGAGTCTTCTGTTTATATCGGTGCTGACAGCATTCGATACAAGCGTAAGAGCGGACAATGGATGGCGAAGTATTCGGTCGTTGTAATTGTCCATGCCGACTCAAAACACGGTTGTAAGCTATATCATAAGTCGTACGATGAACCCGACTATGGTGGCCTTAAGCAACGACTGTTGAATGAAGTCAACTACGCCGTATCGTGTGCAACGGAAATCCTTGATGTGATTGGTGAAAGACCCTGGGCCATTCACCTTGATATCAATCCAGATCCTAAGCACAAGTCGAGTGTTGCTGTAAAGGAAGCACTTGGTTGGGTGAAGGGCGCTCTGGGTATTGATGCGGTAATTAAACCCGCAGCCTTCGCCGCTACACATGCGGCTGACCACGTAGTGCGACACTAAATTATTATTGAAAGGAACTATATTATGTCTACTGAAAACGTATCTGCACAGCAACTTCAACTTCTGATCGAGCGCGTTGAAACGCTTGAAGAAGAAAAGCGTGGCATCTCTGATGACATTAAGGATGTCTACGCCGAAGCTAAGGCTGTTGGTTTTGATGTCAAGACTATGAAGCAGTTGGTGAGGCTTCGCCGAATGGAAGTAGCTGCTCGGCAGGAAGCCGAAGCACTTCTTGAAACTTATAAGGCGGCCATCGGCCTCTAAAAAGTTGTTTACATAATTCTCCTTAGGTGTATAGTAACAATATGCCTAAGGAGAATTAGTATGTCCCAAAATCCTGTAGCCAAACATGCCTGGAAGTTTAATCGTGTCAAAGTGATTAATCACACTCGGCCTGAGGATAAGCGCGTGACTCCCGCTCAGCTGAAGAAAGAAATTAAAGATGAGTGGGAATAAAGACGGCATTCTCTATAAAAACTCACTGTATACAATTCATGTACCAGAAAAGAGTGAATGGACTATGCATTGTGCAAGCGTATCTTACACTCCTGATAAGGGCAAGGAACCTAGCTGGTTTCATCGTAAGATGCAGGAATGGATTCTTGGATTTAAGTGGAGAAAGAATAAGTGATTACTGTTACTAATATCATTTTCTTCTGGTGGCTTCCATCATTCGCTTTAGTGTTGCTTGCTTTATACATCTCTGAAGGTAATCTAAGTGATATCCTAACTAAGGATATTACTCTTTTGGCTTTGTTTACACTCACTGGCGGATGGATTGCAGCATTTCTTATTATCGTTCTGATCTGCTCAGAATCGGCTAAGGATCCTAATACATTGTTTAACCGGAAGGAAAAGAATGATGATTGAAGTGAAGTCTCGTAGTACTGAAGCTTGGGGACCTTTGGCTGAACTTGATGAAGCGGTGTTTCATAGTGTAATTGGGACCCGCCAGGAGAATACTAAGGCTTATGTTAAGAAGTTTCTTAATGATAAAAAGAAACTGAAGAAGTATAGGGTCCAGTTTATTCAGGAACTTGTCTCCGATCCTTTTATCGTTGAAGCTGAAAACGATTACAATGTAATTGGCGCTGCTCGTGAGCTGTTTAAGTCCAAGTCCGATACCATTACATTTAAGACGAAACCTGTTGGTAAGTGGGCAGGTGATTATTCTGGCTATGATCGCATTTCATACGTGAAAGTGAAATAATGCAAATCGCAATTGCAGATGATACAGGTAAAGTAAGTCTTTGGTGCGAACATAATGGTGTAGACAAGGATGGCTTTTTACATTTCTATGTAATCAATGGTGCATGGAAAGGTAAGTTTAAAGACAACATTGTTCATATTACCGCAACGAATGATGATATATCGGGTTATTTGGTTTGGTCTGGTACAGCCGGGCTACAAAAACATGCCAATGGTAGGTGGTCTAAGTACGCGGATAATTATTATAATGAAGCGATTGCCTGGATTCAAGATCTAATTGACAGTCCGGACTATGTTATGTCACCACTCAATGTGATTTACGAGTACCAGCCAAAATATGACGATTATGAGCATGATGACGAAATACCATTCTAATAAGGTGAAATAATGAAAACTGGAATCACATTTAGTACATTTGACTTGCTTCATGCTGGTCACATTTTAATGCTCGAGGAAGCCAAGACACAGTGCGATTGGCTTGTTGTAGCATTGCAATCAGATCCTACAGTTGATCGGCCTGATAAAAATAAGCCTATTCAAACGATGTATGAACGCTACATTCAACTGAAGGGTTGTAGATATGTAGACGAAATTATTCCATACACGACTGAGGAAGAGGTTCGGTTGATTCTTGAATCACGTTTCTTTGATGTCCGTATCATCGGTGAGGACTACTTGTATAAGGACGATTTCACTGGTAAGGCTATTTGTGATAAGCGTGGAACAAAAATCTATTATAATCTAAGACAGCATCATCTGTCATCGTCCGAACTGCGGCAAAGGATTAAAGATAAGTGAATTATCCCAATGTAAATCATAATTCACTTATGGTCCGTAAGTACCAGGATAAATTGGAATTCATAGGTGGTCAAAATTATGAGACACGAAATCAATCAACTGCTAAATTAATTGCAACGGCTGATTATGTCCATGACTTTAATGATTTTGACTGGGTTCTAATTAATACAGATGACATTGATTCTGATGGTATTGGTATAAACATGCCTGTGTATAATTATTGCACAAGTACTGATGACTATTCTCGTGTCATTCCAGACTTCGTATTTGATTCATGGCCTCAAACTCAGTTAGATGATTATGATATTAAATGTAGACAAATTTCGGAATTTGGTAATTGTCCACCAGAAGCTGATTTACTAGGTTGGCGTGGTGCTGTTACAAATGAAAATCGTTCTAAACTATTATCCTTTACAGATAATAAAAGATTTGATATACAATCTGTAGTATGGAATAGGTCGAATCCTGACCGACTCACATCTAATAACTTCGTCAGTCTAGAAGATGGCGTAAGAAAATGGCGATATCTAATTGATGTCGAAGGTCGAGGTTGGTCGGCTAGATTAAAGCTGTATCTTTTCTCAAAACGAGTACTATTCATTCAAGACAGACCGTTTAAGGAATGGTTCTTCCCACAACTTATTCCGTTTGAGCACTACGTTCCAGTCAACAGAGACTTAAGCGACCTTGAGGAAAAGTTGGATATGATTAGGTCAAATCCGGCTCTGGAGGCCCATATCATAAACTCGTCACACAAATTTGCGAAAAATAATCTCACGCGTAAGAATGCCATAGATCGAATGGCTAACGTGTTCAAAACCTTAGGAGAATAAAAAATGATCCGTGGCATATTTTTCTTTTTACTTATTTTCTTTCTTGTGTATATTGGTATTAGTCTATACAGGGATGCAACAAAACGTGAGCGACTTAACTTTTGGAAACAAGTAGCTTACGCCTCAATTCCTGCATGGGCGACCATGGTTGTTTCACTGGCCTTGGTTTTCTTTTTCTAACTCTGAAGGGTACTATAAAATGAAGAATGTGATTAAGTTTGGTCTGATCTCGGCTCTGCTCGTGTCGACCGCTGCGTGTACTCGAATTGAAACCGGTGAGGTTGGTGTCCGTCGTGGCTTCGACAAGCAGATCGAACAGACTGAACTGCAGCCAGGTTCCTTGAACCAGGTTATCTTCGGTGAGGTTTTGACCTTTCCGACCAAGGATGTTCAGGTTGAAGTCGCTGATATGACTCCGCTGGCTTCGGATAACTCGACTGTTGCCGATTTTGATATGTCGGTGATCTATTCGATTAACCCGACTGCTGTTGCTGAGATCTACATCGAAAAGAACCGCGGCTTCCACGCCGAAACTGAAGATGGTGATACTCTGTTGATGTACAACTACGTCCGTCAGCTCGGTCGTAACGCTGCTTACAAGGTTGCTCGTCGCTATGAATCTCTGAAGATGGCAGACAATCGCGCTGAGATTGAACAGTTGGTTCGTGCGGAAATCATTCAGTCTCTGGCGGCTGAAAAGCTTGACGGTCAAATTGATGTGTCACAGGTTCTCGTTCGTTCGATCACTCCTGCTAAGAACATTGTTCAGTCGGCAAACCTCCTGGTTCAGGCTCAGAACGAGCGTAAGCGTAAGGAAGTTGAAGTTCAGACTGCAAAGTTGGAAGCCGAGCGTATCGCAGCTCTGAACGCCAATGCTGGTGCTACCAAGTATATGGAAGCAACTGCCATCGTTACGATCGCTGAAGCTGTCAAGGAAGGCAAGGTCAATACGATCGTTATTCCTTATGATTTCCGCGGCATTGTCAACGTAAAGTAAAATGCTAGAAACTATCTCAGAACTTTTCAACGAAGCCTATAAGCGGAACTGGATCACTGCCCGAGATGGCAATGCCAGTATCCGCTGGGCGGACCGTGACCACTTTTACATTACACCAAGTGGTATTCGTAAACAGACTCTTCAACCAGAAATGTTTAAGAAGATCTGTGTCAATACTCAAGAAGAACTTCCCTATACAGATCTGAGTTCCAATTTGCGGCCGAGTGGGGAGATTCCTCTTCACTATGGTCTTCAAAAAAAGATCAATACAGAAGTTCGTGTTGTTCTTCATATGCACCCAACCTATACGGTTGCAGCCATGTACCGAGGTATCGGATTGGCCACTCTCGTTAGACAATTCCCTGAGCTTGGTCGATACACCAATGTGGGCTTTAATGTTCCAAATGTGCCACCAATCAGCCAAGAATTGGCAGATAAGACTCTACCAGCCCTTGGTGTGACGTTCGAAGGCGCTGTGGTTACTCACATCGTTGGTATTGACCGTCACGGTGTGGTCGCTGTTGATACATCGCCGTGGAGAGCCTTTGAACACATCGAACGACTTGAGCATATCTGCAAGATCGTGCTCACCAGCGGGGTGTGACATGATGTAACAATCGGCGTAGTAGAGGGCTTCCGATCCTATATACTCTGAAAAGCATATAGGACATATCATGAAGCTTACTACTACGCTAATTGTTGTTGCAGCACTTACGTCTTGGGGTGCTCCTTCAAATAATCTAGCCCCAGACGGCTATGAGTTTGTTGGAAAAGAATTCAATAATCTTGATACGAAAATTGAGTTTGTAGTACATCCATCATATACAGACTTAAGACAATCTGCAAAAGATATCGGCGTTAAAAACTATAAAAAGGTGAAAGCCTTTTCTACACTTCACAGGCCAGATTACAAAAGATGTGTCGTTCACATCGTAGATCCCGATGCAGTTTATGCTCCAGAATATATCGGACATGAGATTACACATTGCATCTATGGTCGTTGGCATGATAGACCTATTGTTATGGCGGCTCAAAAAAAGTAGTTTACTTAATTTCCTCGCCATGGTATAACTAAACCATAAGGAAAGGTTGAATTTTATATGATGTATCCTGAAATCTACAAGACCGACAGCAAGGGCAAGGTCCGTATCTGGTATATGGAACGTGACGGCGACAAATACCGCACTTGGGACGGAACTCAGGGCGGAAAGATCAAGTCGTCAGAATGGCGTCTTGCTATTCCTACTAATGTTGGCCGTGCAAACGAACGTGATGGCGAAGCTCAGGCTCAATTTGAAATTGATGCTCTGTACAAGAAGAAGCTCGAGAAGGATTATCATCCGACTCTTAAAGCCGCTCAGTCGGGTGGCGCTCATATCTTCGAAGCCATGCTTGCCGAAAAGTATAAGGACTTCCAACCTGGTTTTGCTCAACCGAAGCTTGACGGCTTCCGTTGCATTGTAAATCGCCATGGTATGTGGAGTCGCCAGGGCAAGCCATTCGTTTCCAGTCCTCATATCATGGAAGCTCTGGCGCCATTGTTCGAGGCTAATCCGGATCTGATCTTGGATGGTGAACTTTATAATCATGAGCTCCGTGATAACTTTGATGAGATCCAGAGTCTGATTACGATTAAGAGTGATAAGAGTCTTACTGAAGAACATTACGCTAAGACTCGCGAGATGGTGCAATATCACGTTTATGATATCCCTTCTTATAAGGGTGTGTTTGAGGAGCGTTGGGAGCATCTGTCAGAGTTCGTTCTTTCAATGCTCGAAGCGATCAGTATCATTGATCCTATTCAAATTGTTGAAACTCGTCGTATCGAATCCGAAGACCAGTTCGATGTCCTCCACGGTGAGTGGCTCGAACAGGGTTACGAAGGTTCCATGTGGCGTAACAACACGCCTTATGAGAATCGGCGGACTAAGAACCTGCTGAAGCGCAAGGACTTCGTTGACGAAGAATTCGAAGTTGTGGCAATTGAAGAAGGACAAGGTAACTGGGCCGGAGTGGCCAAGCGAGTGACCTGCCGCCTTCCGGACGGTCGTACCTTTGGCGCTGGCATCAAGGGAACCCGTGAGCGTGGCATTGAATTGCTCCATGAAAAGCATCACATTGTCACCATTAAATATTTTCAGTTGACTCCAGACGGCATCCCTCGTTTTGGTGTTGCTACTAAATTTCATGGTGATAAACGCGAGTTTTGAGTATAAATAAACCGAGCCAATGGCTCATAACATAGGAAGGGAGTCTTCTATGAGTAAATATGATCTTATCGTTTTCGTTGGGCGCTTTCAGCCCTTTTCAGAACATCACAAAGAAATTATCCGCCGAGCGAAGGAACAAACCGACCGTCTTTTGATTGTTGTTGGTTCTTCATTTACTCGGCGCACTACGCGTAATCCTCTTACGTGGGAAGAACGAGAATCAATGATCCAAGAGTTCGTTGATAAAGAATATAGTTCTCGTGCGTTTGAGATTGCGGTTGTTCCTCAACGGGATCGTTTATACAATGATACTGCTTGGTCAGTAGACATTTCGCGCAAGGTAAGCGCCGAACTGAGTGCTCTTGCTTTGGAACGCGGTTGGTATTCACCTGGTGCCAAAGACTTCAAGGTTGGTATTATCGGACACAAGAAGGATGAGACCACTACTCACCTTGATATGTTCCCACAGTACGACTTGATCGATGTGGGATACATTGATGCTCCAAGTGCATCAGAGATCCGCCAAAAGATTTTTGATGCTACAGAAAACCGTGGCACCGCCGTCATTATTGATACTATTAAAAAGGAACTGCATGTACCTTATACTGTAGCCAGGTCGCTTTTAAATATGTACATGGAGGAAACTGCATATCGGCGGCTATGGGGTGAAGGTCCATTCCTGACTGCTGATGCTGTAGTTCAAGTTGGCGATCATGTTCTTCTTATTGAACGCGGTGACGGTGGTGGATGGGCACTTCCAGGTGGGTTCTTAAATAAGAATGAAACATTTATTCAAGGCGCTATCCGTGAACTGAAGGAAGAGACTCGACTCAAGGTTCCGATTCCCGTCTTAAAGGGCTCGTTGAAGAACCGCCGAGTCTTTGATGATCCTCACCGGTCAACTCGAGCTCGTATTGTTACCGAGGCTTTCCACTTTCATCTGGTATCAGATACCTCACTTCCTGAGGTTCGTGGATCTGATGATGCCAAGAAAGCATTCTGGTGCCCTATCGCAGAACTTCAAATGAACGAAGAAAAGTTCTTCGATGATCACTCACATATTCTTCGTTATTTCCTTGGAATTTAATTAACAATCAACTGAAGGGAGTCTTCAATGTTTAATCTACCTATTATCTTTAATACCGACAGCTACAAGTTCAGCCACTATCTCGGTTACCCGCCGGGCACAACAGAGATTTACAGCTATGCTGAATCTCGTGGTGGCGACTACCGTGATGTTGTAGTCATGGGCATGTCCGCAGTAGTCAAGCTTCTGCTTGATTTTAAAATTACTGAAGCCGACATCCAGAAAGCTGCAACCTTTTCTCAAGCACACGGTGTGCCGTTTAACATTAGTGGTTGGTACAATCTGTTCAAGAAGTATGCGACTCTGCGCTACTTGAACTCTCACAATGGCGACTATGAACTGGTTCTCTCTAAGCTTCCAGTTCGTATTGAAGGTCTGCCTGATGGTACTGTGACACGTACTCGGGAACCTTTGTTTGCCGTGTACAATACCGATCCAGAGTTCCCGTGGTTGACTTCGTATCTTGAGACTGCTCTGCTTCGTGTGTGGTATCCTATTACCGTCGCAAGCCGAGTCTTCTCAATGAGGCAGAAGCTTCAGTCGGTCTTTAATCAGACTGGTGGATCGGATGATTTTGCCATTCTTGATTTCGGCAGCCGCGGTACAACTTCGACTGAGAGTTCTGCTCTTGGCGGTCTTGGTCACTTGGCATCGTTTGTTGGTTCTGATAACTTGCCGGCAGTTTACCTTGCCCAGCAGGTTTATGACTCTTCGATGCCCGCGTACTCGGTCTCTGCTACTGAGCACAGTATTATGACTGCATGGCAGCCTCAGAATGAGCTTGAGTCGTTTGAATATCTTATCGAGAATATGGCCCCAGAAGGTGGAATCCTTTCTGTGGTTTCCGACTCTTGGGATATCTATGCTGCCACAGATAAGTGGATTTCACTCAAGGAAAAGATCCGTAATAAGAAGGTAAAGCTTGTTGTTCGTCCGGACTCTGGTGAAATGAAGGAAGTCCTTCCTGAGGTTCTCGAGAGGCTTGAGAAAGGTTTCGGCTATACCACTAATGAACTTGGCTATAAGGTCCTAAATGATGTCTCAGTCCTTTGGGGTGATGGTATCAATGAGCACACCGTAGCTGACCCGTTTCTGATCGCTAAGTACATGGGCATTTCAGCGGCCAGTGTTATGACGGGATCTGGCGGAGGACTGCTACAGCGTCACCTAGACCGTGATACGATGAAGTTTGCTTTCAAGGCCAGTAACGCGATTGTGAATGGCGAAAGCATTCCTATTGCAAAGCAGCCTATTACCGATCCCGGTAAGATGAGCAAGAAGGGTAAGTTCAAGTTCCCACATGTCTACTATGACAATGGTGTGTTTGGTAAGACAATCAAGCTTGATGATATTCGTAAGAACATCACGGATAAATTGAGTCTATAACTTAACGGTTTACTTATTTCTTGTACTGTGGTATGGTAGACATAATAGGAAGGTGACTAATATGAATCGTTACATCACTATATGGCGAAAGCCTCCTGCCGAAGGTTCCATCCTTGACTGGGATTTTTATGTGTCCTTTACTTCTGATGAGGCGACCAAAGTGGTAAAAAACCTTGAAACTCGAGGTGTAAGGGAATATACCACATACAAGGTAGAAGAAGAGTTACCTGAATTGTCACGCAAATTTAGTTAGGGTAAGGTTAATGCAGCATATTTATTTTCGCGATGAAAATTTAACACATAGACCAGAAGTCATCGAGAAAATTGCTTCACTGAATGCAAAAACTGTACTTGATGTTGGCGGTTCCTGGAATAGCTACTTGGGTCCGTTGATAACTCATATGTTTGATCTTCATGATCCAAACCGACCTGATGTGCATTGGTTTCAGGGTTCGATTAACTCATATGAGGGATGGAAACCGATTCTTGATTATGTGGAAAAGAATGGGAAATTTGATTTTGTAAATTGTACTCATACGTTAGAAGATTTGGCTTACCCTGAAGCTGCGCTACGTTACCTACCTCAAGTAGCAAAAGCTGGATTCATAGCGGTACCTTCAAAATATTGGGAACTTGAACGCCGACAAATTTTTAGAGGCGGACATCATCATAGATGGATTTTTGATTCCCGTGATGGTGTTCTTACCGCATGGCCAAAGATAAATCTAATCGAATATATGATACCATATAATGAGATTCAAGATCAGATAGACAAAAATTGTAAAAAAGAACTTCGAATGTTTTGGGAAGACACTATTGAATGGAAGATTATTAACAATGATTATCTTGGCCCAACATTCGAAGATGTTGTAAACTACTATCATAATTTAATTTTCGATAAATAGAATATCAGTTGTTGACGTAGACTGAAAGATTCCGAGGACGCGGGGGCAGTACCCGCCACCTCCACCATAGATACACTATCCTACCCAAGGGATTCTCAGCAGGGTTGGAAGGACTGAGGCGCGAAGAATGGATGGCCTAATGGCTGGGCACACGGGGACGCCGTGGCAAGATTGGTTCAACTCCAATTCCATGTCTTGTAGTGTATCTATGATGGGGGTGAACTAGATTCGACTGGGATTGCATAGGAAAGCCGAGACTGATTCGCTGGCCGAGTGGCCGAAAAACATAACCGTCGCATCTAACGATAACGACATTGTTAATTACGCACTAGCTGCTTAATCTAACATGAGCTTTGCTGGTTGAGCTTTGAAACAGAATCAACCAGTATAATTTCTCAATTTCATTTTACATGAATTACTACAAGTCTTTTTTGATTGAATCCGTGTTTTAATTGCATTTTGGCATATTGGACAATTAAATTCCCTTAAAGGGTGTTTAACTTTACTTTGTGAAATTTTTAAATTTCTTTCTTTTGTATAAGGTTGAACTCCCGAAAGACCTTTATTCCAAGCAGTTCGTGATTTGCCTTTATTGGCACTACCATTACCGCCAGAAGATTGTTTCTTCTGATTGTAATATTTTACAGTTTTATTGTAAATGTTTGGAGTCCAATATAACTCTTTATCGTGGATCAGGTTTAACCAGCGCTGCTCGGCCTCACGGAGAACTTTATTATCTCCATTTACATATTCAAGAATTTTTAATTTAAATGTCTCAGGCCGCTTTCGATATGCTCTAAGCATCATTTTATTAGAGCATATGTATGAGTCTTCTACTTTACCTTTGTGGCCGCCGAGATAAAAAAGCTTCGCTCTGGTATCGTACCAAAGATAGATATAGCCGGTATAAATAGTCATGCTGATTCTCCTAACTAGAATTAGAGTCAGTGGGACTGCCATCCGTGACTGACAATCTATTTATACTTTGTTGCATATGGAGAGATGGCACTGGCTGCCTGATTTTCCTGGGCCCGGCGGAGCCTTGGAACAGAATCCGGCAATCTTTCTGTATAAATACTATTGTCCATTACGGACATACACATACACACAGAAAGGTAATACTATGACTAATGATACACCATATCTCCTACGTATGGAGATGATTAAACTCGCTCAGCAAAGAGCTTCAGAGCAATATTTCCAAAATTGGAACAATGCAGCCGAAAAGGCTCGCATCAATGAATCTGCTCAATATCTTTCCGAGGTTCCAGAATACCCATCGGTTGATATGATCCTCGAAGAGGCAAAGAAATTTAAGTCTTTTGTAGATAAAGGCTAATCCTTAAGGCCGGCCGGAGCCCGGAAACAAATCCGGCACCTATCCTTATAGTTTGTGATAATGAAATGTAATAATGAACCTACAAGTATTTTATCATCTTTATATACCACCAAATGAATTTTCTGTAAATTGGATTTGGTGGGTAGATTCTCAATTGAAGCTTATTATTGATTCCAATCTTCATAAGTATTCAAATGTAAATATGTGCATCACTATGCCAAAGTCATGGGCGCATTATAATAACATTCCTTACCTTAAAGTAAGTGATGGAAATCCTTGTACATTTGAACAATATGTAGTAGATTATATTAATTTAAGATATCCATTCGTAAAAATCTTAGATGTAAGAGACACCCTGGAAGAAAACATCTTTGAAGGGCAAACTCTAGATAAGTTAAAAGAATTCTGTGATCAAGATAAAAATGATTCCTTTATTCTTTATTTCCATTCAAAAGGTTCCTCAACCTCACTTGGCCCTAGTGTCATACACAGAAAGGCCTGGAAAGATTTTGTAGATCACCATGTGATTTACGATTGGAAAAATTGTTTAAAACATCTTTTTGATAATGATGTAGTTGGGGTTTCGGATTTATCCACTGCCAATGTTGCAGATTTTAGGAGACGAACATCGGCAAATTATTGGTGGACTAAATCTTCCTATGTTAAGACACTACCAAATCCTATACTTTCTAGCAAGTACATGTATCCCTATACTCCTGAACTTTTTGAAGGTAATTCTGGATATAGAAATGCATTTGAATTTTGGGTTCATATAAAATTTCCCAAACTACATTATGTTTCACACTTTAATTCTGATATAGTATCACCGTTCTTTAATGAATTACATTTTTTAGATCTTAACACATAATTGATTTTACTTAATTTCCACCTAATATATAATGAACTATAATACCGGAGGCATTTCCTCCGTTTACTCTTACAAAAAGCTTCAAGTCCAAAGTGGCTAAGAAAGCGGAATATCCGACTCAAACTGTAGGATATTTCCACCGACGAAAACACAGAACGATTTGCATTCCTAAGGTAAGAGAGGAATGGATGAAAGATACTCTTAATTTGTATCTTTTGTAGTCTAAAGATCTCTCTACAGATCTTTTCAGAGTCTTTTAGACCGAATCGTTAGACTGAAGAGGTACAAATGTCAATTTATAAAACGCTCATCGTTGCGATGACTGCTCTGTCGCTGACTGCTTGTTCGACAGAAGCCCAAATAAATCATAATACAAACGATGTTGTGATATTAAAGTCTGAACTGAGTTCTTTCGATAAGAAACAAATCCAGTGCTTGACTGATAATGCTTATTTCGAGGCTGGTAACCAAACCTTTAAGGGTATGGTCGCAGTGACTCAAGTTGTTCTGAATCGAACAAAAGATGAACGATTCCCCTCGACTCCATGTGCAGTCGTTAAACAGAAGTCCCGAGGACTCTGCCAATTCTCTTGGACCTGCGTAAAGCAAAGAATTCTTTACCCAGAGAATTATGAAAAGGCAAAACAAGTTGCAAAACATGTTTACATAAATAATGTTCCTGATATAACTAATGGTGCGGTATATTATCACGCAACTTATATCAAACCCACCTGGTTCCGTAAGCTGAAAAGAACCGTCATCATCGGACAACATATCTTTTATAAGGACCACAAATGGAAGTAGAAACTATCTTGGCCAAGCGTAGTCATGAGGCTTTCTTTCAAGAGATTGACCGTCTTGTGACTAGTATGAAGGTTGATTACATTGATGCCGTGGTTTACTATTGTGAACAGAATGGCATTGAAGTTGAAACAGCTGCGACTATTATTAAGGCTAATCCCAAGTTTAAGTTAAAGGTTCAATGTTCTGCGGAGGATCTGAATTTTATGCCTAAGCGGGCTAAGTTGCCGATTTGATATGACTGCGTTTCAGGCTTATACCAAATATCTAGCCTACAAGATGCATTTTAATCAAGAAGGCTATGACATCATTAAATATAATGGAAAGGTGAAGGCGGACTCAACTTCGTTTGATACTCGTAGCGATAAGTATATGTTTCATAAGTTATCAAAGGTAAAAGATCTTGATAACTTCTTGATTTCAAATATGCTCGAGGATCCTAAGGTCTGGGTTGGCTCACTCTTTGAGGATAAATGTAAGCATGTTTACACACAACATCTGAAGCGAACACAAGCGCTTACCTATACATTTAAAAATGATTTAAAGAAATTGAACGAGGATTTTGATTCCAACTTTAAACCAGTTGGAGGCAATCATCCACCATTGTTCAAACTCTATCGTCAAGGTGAAGTCTCACTCGAGACATTGATTATTCTTGACGATTTACTCGGTTACACAAAACTCTGGAATCAAAGGATTCAAGATCCAATTTTGTGGCCATCGGCACGAATGAAGATGGTAAAGTATAAACCATTTGTAACATTCGACCGAAAAAATATGCTTGAGATTGTCAAATCTCAGTATATATAGTATGTGGTTCGCCACATATACATCGCATAAACCGCATAAACCGCAATACGAAAGGAACTACATATGTCGCTATCTGAACTCCGTAAAAAGTCTGCTTCCAACTTTGATAAGCTCACGAAGCAGCTCAACACTCTTAATACAAATAATTCGAAGGATTCCAACGACGACCTGTTTTGGAAGCCGAGTGTTGATAAGGCTGGGAACGGTTATTCCGTTATTCGATTCATCCCGCCACAGAATGAAGACATTCCATTTGTTCGTATCTATGACCATGGCTTTCAAGGCACTGGTGGATGGTACATTGAAAAGTCACTCACCACAATCGGTAAGAACGATCCTGTTGGTGAACTGAATAGCAAACTCTGGAACTCTGGCGATCAGGAAACTGCTCGTAAGCAGAAGCGCCGCCTCAGCTATTACAGCAATATCTACATTGTAAAGGATCCTGCCAATCCTGCCAATGAAGGTAAGGTTTTCCTCTTCAAGTACGGCAAGAAAATCTTTGACAAGATCAACGATGTGATTAATCCTGAGTTTGAAGATGAAAAGCCTGTGAACCCATTCGACCTTTGGGAGGGTGCTAACTTCCGTCTCAAGATTCGTACGGTTGAGTCCTATAGGAACTATGATAAGTCCGAGTTCGAGGCTCCTGCCCCACTTAGCGACGATGATGACGAACTTGAGCGTATTTACAAGCAGACGCATTCGCTGCAACAATTCCTTGATCCGAAGAACTTCAAGACCTATGAAGAACTTCAGACCAAGCTGAATAAGGTTCTTGGTCTTACATCCGCTTCCTCAGGTACTCGTAGCGCTTCGAAGATGATGGAAGACGAGGACGATATGTCTGAAACTCTAGCTACTCCAAAGAAGGAAGCCAAGCCTGCAGTTGAACCTGCTCCTTGGAAGACTGAAGAGGGCGACGATGATGACTACGCGTTCCTCAAGCGATTGGCTGAAGAGGACTAAGTCCTTTTAACTATATGATGATAAAAGAATGGAGGGGCTCACGTCCCTCCATTTTTATTTGTATATGCCAATTATCGGTAGAATAACCGTTCTGGTTTTTTCTTGCTTTTTTAATACCTGAGTTTTAGATTGAGTTAAAGCTGGATTGGTTTTAGGTTCTGGCATATTTGATCGACTAAATATACCCATCCATTCCTTTTGATAGGCTGTTACCACCTGAGGTGAAACGTCTTTATTTTCACCTTTAATATTTCCAGTATACCATGCAACAGGAACCTTACTCACATCCCCACGTGATAGTTTTAAAATTTCTTCAATTCTTCTATATGCTACGGCATCCTGAATTTCGCGAGGTGCATCCTTAGCCCGATCATATTCAGTTCCTATTCCATATCTCCGGGTAAGTCCTTGCCACGTACCGTCTAAAAATTGATATGCACCAGACCCGCTAGATCCTTGCTTATTTTCAATTGTATAATCACCCTGTGGTGTTCCAGACTCTTTAGTTCTAATAGTTTTAGCAATTGTCTCTATTAAATTATTTTGTGGTTTAGTAACGGTGGACTTATTTGCAGTCGAAGTTGTTTTGTTCACTAATGGTGAATGCACATCGGGATTTTCTTTAAAATAGCTTTCAGGATTAATAGGAGTTCCTAGCCCCGGCTTTCCGCCAACTCCATCACCTTTATCTTTTTTTCTTATTTCAAAGTGTAAGTGTGGCGCCAATGGATTCTTTTTCGTGCCGCCAGTA